TCAATGAGATTTGGGAGCACATATGGTACAGACCTTGATTATACAGTTGGCACTTACAATGCAGATGATACATTTAGAATATCATCTGGTGCTTCTCATTCAGCAGGAACTCCAAGACTCGTTATTAAAAGTGGCAATGTCGGTATTGGGACTGATGACCCAGAAACAATTTTAGAAGTTGCTGGTGCTCATGTATCTGGTTTTGGCATGCTTAAACTTGATAGTACTGACCATGCTTTTATATCTCTTGATGCAGCAAGTTCGTCACACGATGCTGGAATATTTTTTACAGAAGCAGGAACAACACAGATGAGGTTTGAGTGGGATGGCTCGGCAAATCAATTGGTATTTTACGATAGTGTTGGCGGAGCAGCTAGAATGGTGGTTGCCCAAGATGGCAATGTAGGTCTTGGGACTGACAGTCCAGGAGAAATACTTCATATACACGAAAGAGATGCAGCAGCCAAAATAAGAATACAAAAGTTTGAAGTTGATGGTGAACACGTTGCTGACCAAGCAATAGGTGCTGTAGAGTTTTGGTCTAATGACGATAATTATACTCCTAGTGGTGGTAGTGCAGGTGACTCAGGACTAAGAGCAAGTGTTCAAGCTATCATTGAAGGTACAAGTGCAGACACAGGTTTACAATTCTTTACAGGAGGTGAAAATGCTGATGCTGTAGAACGTATGAGAATTGATTCATCTGGCAATGTTGGTATTGGGGTTACAGACCCTGACGAGAACTTAGAGGTGTCTAATGATGGGGCTAACGCAACTATTGCAATAGAAAGAAGGTCAGATGGGAATAGGCTTGAGCTAGTGGCACAAATAGCCCAAGCGAGAATTAGTACAACAGATGCAACAGACCTGTATTTGCAGACGGACTCGACTCCAGTAATGGTATTAAAGAGCGGAGGCAATGTTGGTATTGGGACTACTAGTCCAGATTCTCTATTAGAACTTTCTAAAGATGATGATGCTCATCTATATATTTCATCTTATCACGATACTGAAAGTAAAAGTCCAGCTTTAACTTTTAGAAAGTCAGAAGGAACAGAAGCATCACATGGGTCACCTATTGATATAGGTTCAATTTTAGGAGTAGTTGAATTTCAAGGATATGATGGTGATAGTTTTTATCCTGCTGCAAAGATTATGGGATACGCTGATGAGAATTTTGTGCAAAATGATTCTGGTGGTTCACATATGAGATTCTATACGACAGATAATACAACTCAAGTTATAGATGAAAGAATGAGGATTGACCATAATGGTAATGTTGGTATTGCGGATTCTGCCCCTCTTTATAAATTAGTAGTTTCTGATACAGGGTCTTCCTATATTTCTATCAACGCTAATTCAGGTGGGGCTGGCACAAACAATGCTGGACTTCTCCTTGAAGAAGCTGGTTCAACCTTATGGACTATAAGCAATAGAGGTGCTGCTTCTGATAAAATAACCTGTGTTCCTGCTGGGTCTGGCAATGGTTGTGAAATTTTACAAGATGGAACTATATGGACAGCAATATCAGATGAAAGAGTTAAGGAAAATATTGTTGACTATGATAAGGGTCTTGAAGCAGTATTAAAAATGAAACCCAGAAAATTTAACTACAGGAAAAGTCACGGTGGTTTAGAAGACCACGGTTTTATTGCACAAGAATTAGTGGATATTCTACCTGAAGTAGTTAATGGGCAGGATGATGAGTTTAAAGTTATTCCCGCCACAGAAGAAGAGCCAGAACAGACAGTGGGGTATATGACTGTTTGTGAAACTAAAATGACTGCTGTCCTCGTAAAAGCAATACAAGAATTATCAGCTAAGGTTGAAGCCTTAGAAAACGAATAACAAAAAGGAATAAAAAATGACAAAGACAATAACAGTAGAATTTACAGATGCAGAAATTGCAAGTTTGAAGACAGCATATTCAGCGGAAGATGCTGATGCTACTGTAGCACAAATTAAAGCTGCATTTATAAGTTTAGTAAAAAGTGACATGAGGTCATATGATAAACGGCAGGCAAGGAATAATATATCCTATACACCGCTTGACCCTAAATAAGAATAACAATAATCAAGGAGAAACAATGAGTAAAGCAAAAGAAAAAGAAGTAGTAGAAGAAGTTAAAACTAATAATGTAGCAGAGACTGAAAATAACCCTAAAGAGGTTATTGAGACGTTGCGTGTTCAACTTAGAGAGCATTTACAGCAATCTGAGCATCATCGTACAATGGCAACAAAAGCACAGGGAGCATTAGAAGTTTTATTGCAATTACATCCTGAAGAAAACAGCGGGGAAGGAAGTTGAGAATGTCATAATATTTAGCAGAGAAGATTGGGGTGAGATAGCGATGTTTTTAATAATTGTAGCTGTCAATGAATTTGGCGAATACATAGAAAGCAACCCAACTGATTATTCTTGCCCTAGTTACTGCGGTGCTAACCATAAACATATTAATATAGAGGAAAATAATGAATATACAAGGATTGATAGCGGATTATTTATTCAACCCATCGAACAAGAAGCAATTGCTGGAGGCATTGAATGAGAATATAGACATCCCAATTATCGGAGAAAAGACAGAAGCTAAGATTTTAGAGGCTATCTGGAATACAATGGAAGAAGTATTCAAAAAAGTATTGCTTAAATAATGGGATTACCCACCGTAAAAGAGCTTCTAGATTATGTAATGGCTGATAAGCCTTATAGTCTACATCCTGAATATGATTATAATAATGATGGTGCATTAAGTGTCCATGATGTAGTCGCATATGGAAATTATCTTCGGGATTTAAAGATACAGTTTCCTAATATTGATATAGAGCCACTTGGGACAGCTTCCCTTGAGGGAGAGAGAGAATATAATGAACCTTCACCTCCTGACTCAGAACCATCTATGCCTGATGTAACTAGTATATCGGGCATGCAAAGAATGCAAGTACCTCAGGTTGATTTAGGTATTTCATCTGGTGCTGTTGGGAGTAGAAAAGAGCTTGGGCGTATGCTTGAGTCCTATAAGGGAAGAACATCTCTCATACAATCAGCACAACGTCAAAAGGTTGTATATACTATTGATAGATTTGATGGGGGATTAAATCAAAATAAGTCTCCACGTGACTTATCATATTGGGAAGCTTGTCAGATGGATTGTCTTTCTCCTTCTAAGGTAGGTAGACTTATACGTTTAGGGGACTTTGGGAGTCAGCTTGAAAAGGCTGGGTTGATGGAGGAAAATGGAGCTGTTAAAGAAAATTATGGGCTTCATTATTTCAAACTTTCTGACTCTTTAAATACAAGTGAAGCATTCGCTGGTGGAACTCCCACTAATTATATAGCCATATCTGAGGATGGGAGTGGGAGTGGTAACGGAGGAGATATTAATATATGGAATTTAGACCAGGGAACTCCTGATGAAATTGGTGATATGATAGTTAGTATGCATGCTGATGTAAGGGCTGTTTATCATAATGCATCTAATAGAGTCTATGTTAGTGATGCTACATTCGGCTCTTCTAAGACTTATATGTTTGGGATTGTTGATAGGCGTAAACTATTTCCATTTGATGCTAGTGGTACATTAACATATAATATAACAGGAGATAATCATCTTTTTAAAGACCAATCGCTATATCATGCTCCTCCTTCAAAGGGATTGGCTGATGGAAATATTATGGTTACTGGGACTCAGACTGCAAGCACTCAGGTTGCCTCTCTTACTCACCTTATGAATACAGCTGCTAGTAGCGGTGGAACTCAGCATCACGGTATATATATAAATGTTAATTTTGAAGATATAACTGGTGATGAGGGAACAAGTATAGGATGGGGTTCTTCTACAAATGATACTGCTAAATATTATAAAATTTATGCTTCTTTTTTATATGATGATGGTTCTGAAACTAAGCTTACAGATGTAACAAGTAATGATAATGCAGTTGGTGATGATTTAATAAAGGCTACTACTACAGATGCTGGAGTTTATCAAAAGTTTGTTGTAAAACAAGTAATTATAGATGGAGCTGGAATTGTAGCCTCCAATCCTCGTGTCCATGGTGCTAGATTTTATTATACAGAAGTAGATGTTAATGGGAATGCTTTTGGCAATGATAAATATCAATGGGCAGAGCTTGATTTTAGATATGGATTTAAACTTGTTTCTGAATTTGGTAATTGGAATTTATTTGAAGATGATAATGATGGAAGCGGTCATAGTCTTACAACTGCTATACAAGTTTTAAATGCTGCAAATGCTAATGATGATACTAGTGCTGATGGTACTTTATCTATATTATCTCCACCTACAGCATTTACTTACTATTCTTTAAACCTTTTCCATCAAGAAGAACTTAAGGGTGACTTAATGTGGAAAGTATCTACAGCTGGTAATGGTATTGCATTTGTGGGTAATGTAAAGTATGATGGAAGAGAATATCCTGATACAATGCTTTATAGTGGTGCTGGTGAAACGGATGCTGGTTCTGCGTATCCTATGTGGGGTACATTCCCTGTAGATTCTAATAGAATTGATATTCCTGGAGCAGCAGGAGAAATAACAGCACTTAAGTGGACATCAAATAAAATATTGCAATTTAGAAAAAATGCTGTATATGTGATAAATGTAGAAGATGTATTATCCCCTAGAGTTGAAGGTGTATATCAAGGAATGGGAGTTCATGGGCAATATGCTGTCACAGAAACTCCATTTGGTTGTGCATGGGTAAATGATAATGGTGCTTATGCTTATAATAGTGAAGAGGGGAGGGTTCGCTCTCTTACAATAGGGAGGCTTGATACAGAAGATTTTGGAGCTGATTCTACAAGTAAAATAGGATATGATGATAGAGCAAAAATGTTAATTATAACAAATACCTCACAAGTTGGCGCAGATGGTTATCATTATGCTTATAGTTTTGTGACTGATGCATGGTGTTCTTGGAATGGAAATAAGGCTCAAGCTGCTTATGTTAAAACAAACTTTGCTATTGACCATGATGGATATTTAACTGGAGCTGTTGAGGATGGGACGGCTTTAGATGTTTATAAATGGGGGGCAACTCCAGTCTCCACTCCTACAGTTGATTATATAACAAAGGATATTGATTTTGGCAAGCCTAGTCTTGATAAGAGACTTTATACTCTTTATATTAGCTATACTGGCGGTGCAAGCAATGAGATAAATGTATACTTTAGGGTAAATGGTATGGAGGGCACTTCTCTTACAACTGGTTGGACTCAGCTTGGGACTGTGACAGATTATACTAATCCCTATGGAACTACAAGTACTACTGCTTGGGCTGTAAGTTCTGGCTCTCCTACAACTGGAGACCCAGTGACATCTACTGATGATGGATTAGATTCAACCGTTACCTCTGGTGAAGTTCAGAAACTTGCAAAGATTAATCTACGTCATTTATCTGGCAGTTTCCCAGATGATTATTTTAAATTTGCTCGTTCAATACAACTTAGGTTTACAGGTGTAGCTGCTACTACATTTGAGATTAATGATATTTCTTTAGTCTATAAAGAGAAGAGACTTAAGTAATGGGTGCAATA